ATTGCGAGGGTGAGTGATGGAGTATAAATGGATGGTGTTGGGGAATATAGAGAGGGAGGAGAATTCAGCTTTAGTGAGGTTGGAGTATGTAGCGAGGTATTCGGATTTCAGGGCGGTGAAGCGAGCGTTGTGGAAGGATTGGTTCAAAGCGAGGGTGGGGAGAACTGATCTCTCGCCAGCAGATAAATTGGTATTGTGGATCATGGTGGATCGGTGGCGATTGGCGAGCTGGAGTGTGAGGGATAGTATTACTTATTTGGCTAAAGCGACAGGGATGCACAGGAATACCGTGAAGCGAAGTGTGGATAGGTTAATTGCAAAGAATATAATAAAATATACAGCAGAGAATGAGTTGCGCTTGCCTAAAGCTGGCGAGCATACACATTTTCTGTTGGTTGGGTTAGGATATGCACTAAGAAATGGAGATAAATAGCACAAAGATGGATAAATCTAAGCCTAAAAAGCCTGGAAGGAAGCCTATTAAGATTGATATTGACAAGGTTGAGCAATTGGCTGCTCAAGGTCTTGGGCCGACTCAAATAGCGCGAGCTCTGGGCGTTTCTTGGGATACATATAATAAGAATAAAAAAAGAAGTTCGGAATTATCGGAAGCTATAAAAAGGGGAGAAGCGAAAGGACTGGCAGAAGTAACGAACGCGCTTTTTAGTTCAGCTCAAGGAGGAAACGTAACCGCGCAAATCTTCTACCTCAAAAATAGAGACACTACAAACTGGATGGATAGGGTAGAGACGAACCATACTCTCTCCATTGGTTCGGCCCTTGATAATGCCAGGTTACGCACCGCAAACGCACCAGCAAATATTATAGAAGGCGAGAAAGTACCTGATATAAGGCTTCCCGCTTCAGGATCAACAGATAAAAAATCAGACAAACCCCAAAAGACATGAAGCTTCTCTCCTCCTCAAATGCTTCACGACTAGAAGATAGTCTTTTTCTCTACACTATCTCCAGAGTTTTAAATCTTCTAGTCACCCTTTTAATGATAGTAAGCGCTTACTATCAAAAAGTAAGTAAGTGCTTACTATCGCTGAGACCCCCCATCGAAGAAAAGCTGGGGGGTATAGATTGTGGTAGATAGTAACTAAATTTTTTTAATTTTTTATGAACAGACCTGAACTAACCCTTTTATTTGTAAATTTAACTTTTGGATTACTTGTTATTTATTTTATTTTTTTATAATGGCACGCAAAGCAACCTTTAAAGCAGTATCATCAAGAGATATATCTCGCCATCGCTATAAAAGAACTTCCATTGGCAACTCTAAAAACAGCTTTGGCTCTGGCAGAAACAAACGCAACGATAGAAAGAAATACAGAGGGCAAGGATGAGCTTCTATCACTTCCTGTTACAGCACGTTGAAAGAGACGACAAAACAGGAACATTTGCAAAGCACGTTCTCGATGATTGTAACTACCCCTCTAACAAACCTTACTTGGTTCAACTTAAATACTTGGAAGAACAAAACGCACCGCTAACAGCAATACTAGCTCTAGCGGATTCTTATAAAGCCTACTTGGATAAAAAATGAAATACAGCGCAAAACAAGAAGAAGAGTTAATGGCGGATCTATGGACTGCCAATATAAAAGACGATCCCCTTAACTTTGTAAAATACGTTTTCCCCTGGGATCAAGAAGGCACCCCCCTCGAAGGTTTTAAAGGCCCTCGCAAGTGGCAAGAGAAAATTTTACGAGATTTGGCAAACCATATTCAAAAGAACGCTGGGAAGCTTGACCCCAATATGTTTAGGTTGGCAGTTGCATCTGGTCGTGGAATCGGTAAATCCGCTTTGGTTGCGTGGATTATATTGTGGATGCTATCGACTCGTCTCGGATCGACTGTGATTGTAACTGCTAACACCGAACAACAGCTACGCTCAAGAACATGGGCGGAACTAGGTAAGTGGCTAACGCTATCCATTAATGGACATTGGTTTAATAAAACAGCGACCACACTTAAACCTGTTGATTGGTTTGAAGCATCTTTAGTTAAAGATCTACAAATAGACACAGGCTATTACTACGGACAAGCGCAACTATGGTCGGAAGAAAACCCAGACGCTTTTGCTGGTATCCACAGTAACTATGGCGTGTGCTTAATCATGGATGAAGCATCAGGTATACCAGCTCCTATCTATTCAGTAGCGGAAGGGTTCTTTTCAGAACCCACCGAAAATAGATTCTGGTTCGCCTTCTCCAACCCTAGAAGAAATCAAGGCCCTTTCTATGACAGCTTTCACGGTGCTAAATCTTTTTGGAATACTGAACAAATAGACAGTAGAGAAGTAGAAGGCACAGACAAAAAAGTATTCCAACAAATGCTCGACCAATACGGAGAGGACTCTACTGTATCCAGAGTTGAGGTATTGGGTGAGTTCCCCAAAGCGGATGACGATACAGTTATCCCAATGGACTTGGTAAAAGCAGCGATTGACAGAGAAGTATCGCTAACCACCGAGCAAGCTATTTTATGGGGATTGGATGTAGCGAGATTTGGTGGCGATAATTCTGCGCTATGTAAACGTCAAGGTAATACTGTTTTAGAAATACAAACTTATAAGTCTATGGATCTAATGCAACTGTGCGGAGCTGTTAAAGCTGAATACGACAACGCCACGTTTGAAAATAAACCACAAGAAATATTGGTAGACGTTATTGGTTTGGGAAGTGGTGTGGTGGATAGATTGCGAGAGTTGGATATGCCAGTTAGAGGTATCAATGTTTCAGAATCTCCAGCGACCAATAAGAACTATCTGAACTTGCGTGCTGAACTGTGGTTTAAAATTAAAGATTGGTTAGCACAAAGGGATTGCAGACTACCACCAGATGATGATTTAATGGCTCAATTAGTTTCACCTAGCTACGAGTATACAAGTAGTGGTAAAATAAAATTGGAAAGTAAAGAATCCATGAAAAGGAGGGGCATAAAAAGTCCTGACAAAGCAGACGCATTAGCATTAACATTGGCTTCAGATGCCGCCAACTTCTCTGGATCACTTTCATTTAGTGGCTACTCTTTCAAGAAGCCATTGAAGAGCCGCATTATACGGATTAGTTAATTACATAGGAATAACCAATGGCAGATAAATACGCTAAAGAAGAAATTAAAGAAGAAAAAAAAGAGCGAGAGGAAACTAACGAAGAAGAAAATGTAGATTTAGAACAGCTACAGGGTGTTCTTAAATCTGAACTTGACGATGCTCAAGACTTTATCGATGCAATAGGCGAAGATCGTGCCGAAGCAACTAAATACTACATGGGTGATGAGCCTGAAGGTGGTAGTGATCTACAATCCGAATACATATCAACAGACGTAAGAGATTCAGTTCTCTATATGCTCCCTTCCCTACTGCGTACTTTCTTTGGTACTAAAAGGGTGGTCGAGTTTGTACCTAGTGGCCCTGAAGATATACCTTTAGCGGAACAACAAACGGATTACATCAACCACGTTATCCAAGAAAAGAATCATGGCTTCCAAGTTTTATACGATGCGTTTAAAGATGCGCTCGTAAGGAAAACAGGCTTTGTCAAGGCGTTTTGGGATGATTCAGTTACTTCTTCCACATACGACTACACAGGACTTAATAGAGAACAATACATGGCGTTGGTTTCAGATCCAGACGTTGAAGTTGTTGAGGAAAGCGTTAAATACGAAACGCAAATTATTTTAGATGAAATGACAGGTGAACAAGTAGAGCAAGAGTTCCCTGTTGAATACGATGTGGTTATTAGAAGAGTTAAGAAAGCTAATAAGGTTTGCATCGAAGCTATCCCCCCAGAAGAAGTATTAATAGCAAGAGACGCTAGAGATATTAAATCCAGTTCTTACGTTGCTCACAGAATGATGAAAACTGTAAGCGACTTGGTAGCTATGGGTTACGACTATGATTTTATAAGCGAGAACGCTGGCGGTGGGGATTCAGAGTTTGATGCTGACGAATGGGATAACCAACAAGCGCGTCAACCTTACGATGATGTTTACGCAGCTGATAGAAGTGATCCTGGTTCAAGGAATTGTTTATACGTTGAACATTATTTATTTTACGATTTGGATGGTGATGGAATTGCAGAGCGCATAAGAGTTTGCACAGTTGGTAGTGGTTTAACCATAGCTAACGTGATGCAATGGGATGATCTCCCCATAGTCCTATTTTGCCCTGATCCAGAACCGCATACTGCAATCGGTACTTCTATTGCGGATTACGTCATGCCACTACAACGAGCGAAGTCACAAATTATGAGAGATACTCTCGATTCGCTCGGACACTCTATTTTCCCCAGATATGGTGTGGTGGAAGGTCAAGTTAATATTGACGATGTACTTAATTCCGATATTGGACAACCGATCAGGATGCGCGCACCAGGGATGGTGCAACCCTTTACTGTTCCCTTTGTGGGAGCAGCAGCTTTTCCAGTATTGGATTATTTAGACGAAGCGAAAGAACAAAGGACAGGTGTTTCTAAAGCGTCTATGGGTATGAACGCTGAAGCGTTACAAAGCACAACTAAAGCTGCGGTAGCAGCGACCATGAGCGCAGCTCAAGGTAGAGTTGAAATGATTGCTCGTATATTTGCTGAACAAGGCATGACTGATTTATTTAGATTGGTTAATCGTTTAATCGTTAAACACCAAGACCAACAAGAAATGGTTAGGTTAAATAATAACTTTATACCAATAGATCCTAGAGTATGGGATGCAGACAAAGACATAGTGGTTAATGTAGCGATAACTAACTCAAGTGACGAGGAAAGAGTACAAACATTGATGATGGTATCTCAAAAACAAGAGCAAATAATGACTCAATTAGGGCCTGAAAACCCTATGGTTACACCTCAAATGTACGCTAATACGCTACAAAAAATGATTGAAATGGCTGGATTTAAAGACTCCAACCAATTTGTCAACGCAAACTTCCCTCCAATGCCACCGCAACCACCACAACCTGATCCAGCTGCGTTGTTAGCGGAAGCAGAGA